TGGTATCATCGATGATATGGCCAAGAAAATCAAGTTGAAGCCTCAGCAAGTCAAGAACACGTTCACCATCTTCGTGAAGGCAACCCTCGAGAACCCAACATTTTCGAGTCAGGTCAAGTCAGAGTGTACCCTAAAAACACAAGATTTCGGCTCCAAGTTTGAACCACCGAAGAACTTTGTCAAGAATGTTTTGAAGACTGGCATCGCAGATGAACTCACGGCACTCTCGAAGTTCAAAGAGATGAAGGAACTCAAAAAGTCGGACGGTGCTCGTAAGTCCAAGATTACCGGTATTCCCAAGTTGGATGACGCGAACAAGGCTGGTACATCACAATCTGGGAAGTGTACGCTCATCGTGACAGAGGGTGACTCGGCAAAGACTCTAGCTGTCGCCGGTCTTTCTGTGGTTGGTCGAGACCACTACGGTGTTTTCCCCCTTCGTGGTAAGTGTAAGAATGTGAGAGACTCTTCGGTGGCACAGTTGACATCTAATCAGGAGTTCAATGATCTCAAGAAGATTTTGGGACTTCAGCAAGGTAAGGAGTACACGAGTGTTTCCGAGCTTCGCTACGGTCGACTCATGATCATGACTGACGCCGATAATGATGGGTCTCACATCAAGGGTCTCATTCTCAATATGATTCACTACTTCTGGCCCAGTCTTCTCAAGCTGAACTTCGTGGTTTCGATGGTGACTCCAATCATCAAGGCTACGAAAGGTTCGGAGACTAAGTCTTTCTACACTGACTCGGCGTTCCGGTCGTGGTACGGAAACGGGAAACAGGGTTGGCGAATCAAATACTACAAGGGTCTCGGTACTTCCACGAGTGCCGAAGCTCGGGAATACTTCAAGAAGATTCAGGACCTGACTGTGAAGTTTGACGTGGACACGATGACGGACGAATCCATCGTTCTCGCGTTCGACAAGAAAAAGGCGGATGCTCGAAAGTCTTGGCTTCTCGAGAGTACGGCCAAGGATGCTGATGAACTGGAAGTGGCGTATGGGAATGTGAAACAGCTCGGAATCACGGACTTTGTACATAAGGATCTCGTCAACTTTTCGCTGGCGGACCTTAAACGTTCCATCGCCCACGTGGCAGATGGACTCAAACCTTCGCAGAGGAAGGTGATGTATTCCTGTTTCCAGAAGAACCTGACCGCGGAGATGAAGGTGGCACAGCTGGCAGCCTACGTGGCTGAGAAGAGTGCGTACCACCATGGTGAAGTGTCCTTGGCGGAGACGATCGTCAAGTTGGCAAACGACTATACCGGTTCGAACAACATCAACCTTCTCGAACCGTGTGGTCAGTTTGGTACACGGCTCATGGGTGGTAAGGATGCGTCCCAGACGAGGTACATCTTCACCCGACTCACGAAAGAAGCTCGAAAACTTTTCGACCCAAAGGATGATGCCATTCTCAATTACCTGGATGATGATGGTCGATCGATCGAACCCGACTTTTACATGCCTACCCTTCCTTTGGTCCTCGTGAATGGAACTGAAGGTATCGGAACGGGTTTCAGTTGCTACGTCCCACCGTTCAACCCCGAAGATATCAAGAAGAACATCGAGAGAATGTTGGGTGGCGAAGAGCTCGTCGAGATGAAACCGTGGTTCAGGGGGTTCAAGGGTAAGGTTTTCAAGGATGAAGGGGGTCTATGGGTGACTGAAGGAATTTGGAGAGACACGGGGTCACGTCTCAAAGTGACTGAACTTCCCCCTGGTCGCTGGACGCAAGATTACAAGGAGTATCTGGACACCCTCGCGGAGAAGAAGATGATCACCAGCTACACGAACAACAGTACCACTGAAGATGTGGACTTTGAGATTTTTGGGTACTCCGGAAAAGACCTGGTCAGGGATCTGAAGTTGCGAAAGACGTTTCACACGTCGAACATGCACCTGTTCCACCCCACCCGAGGTATTCACAGATACAATGCACCAGAAGACATCTTGAGAGACTTTGTGAGTCTTCGATTGGAACATTACGAGAAGCGTAAGGAACACTTGATCGACGTACTCCAAAAGAAGGCGGATCTGTGTAGTCACAAGTCAAAGTTTGTATCCATGGTCATCGAGGAAAAGCTGGTGGTGTTCAAGCGAAAGAAACAGGATCTCGAGAAGGAGATGTCTTCCACCTTCCCCAAGATTGACGGAAGTTGGGACTATCTTCTCAACATCAAGACAGTGGACTATACAGAGGAGCGTGTGGAGGCTCTCACATACGAAGCCTCACAGGCGAAGAAGGATTTGGAGAAGATGTTGAAGATGAATCACATAGACATGTGGAGGATGGATATTAAAAATTTGTAAACCATTAGTAGGATGCCCACCTCAAGTGGTGCCGGAGTGTGTCTCAATGCCATAGGCAAACAAGAGTCCTACATTCTTAGTGAAAACGTAGATGAATCTATTTTTTATTACAATCTGAAGAAGCATTCCAACTTTACAAAGTTTCACCGAACGACGATCGTCAATCGAACACCGACATCCCCGACGTGGCCGTTTAATGAACGTATTAAAGTCACGTTTAATCCGCAAAATATGGGTGACCTTTTGAGCAACATGTACATTCTCATGAAACTCCCAGGTTTGGCATCCGGGGAAAACTATGCCGACCAGATTGGACGACACTTGATTAAATCGGTGACGATGCGTGTCGACGAGATCGAGGTTGAAAAAATTTACGACGACTGGATGGTTATTCACGACGAGTTGTACATCGAAGTGTCCGAGAAGGTTGCGAACCGTTTCATTCTGAACCGGATGTTGGGATTCGACACGTCGAGTGCGAACCGGTCGTACGCGACACTCGAATCCGATGTGATCATCCCGTTACCGTTTTTCTTTTCGAGGAAATATTCGAGTGATGAGTACCCAACGAATGAACCTAACCGACCGTTCTTCCCTCTCTGTGCCATCCACAAACAGAAAGTTGAATTTGAATTTGAGTTCCACCCACAATCTTTTTTCACGACCACAGCGACGGAGTTGACACTCGAAAACTTCAAGATCGTGACTGAAGAATTCACGATCGACCCAGTCGAACGTATTTACTTGAAGAATCAGAAATATACCATGATCACGGATGTGGTCAAGAAGCACCCGACAATACAGACGACCCCAGGGGTTGATACGATCCGTACGAATCTCGTACCGAATAATCGCGTCAAGTCTATTCACTGGTTCTTAAGAAATACGTTATTCGAAAACACGAGCATCAGTTCACTCCCCGCGCCGATCGACACGTTCGATATTTATATTCGTGAATGGAACGGTCCATTCACGTTGAAGAATGTTTCATTTTTTACTACACTGACCCGGGGTGGTACCACGACATTCTCCCGGGTCAACTTTGTCGGAGCCCCTGATCTCTACGGTCACTACGCGGACAACACAGAAGTCGTGGGTGAGCCATTTTCGACGGAGTACAATATCGTACCGTGGACGAGTGACCCAGGGTCGGATGAACCAATCATCAGAGTGGTCGTTCCGGCGAATTCTTTCATCGAAAAGTTTACGTTCGAGTATTACACCGCGGAATCTTCGACACTGGTGAACGGAAAATACTATACCAACATTCCAGGTATAAACATCGTTAAAAATGGAGAGACGACCCCAATCCTCATGGTAGGTGAAAAGATTTCAGACTTTGTCAGTTTATCGAATGATACGTTTACACAATCATACAATATACAACTCGACACGACTGTGTTCAGGGTACCAGATGCAAACTTTTCGGATTATCACTACATACAAAACCGGTTCAATTTTTCTAAAAATCCCGACTTTGACGAAACGTACACGTTTTTTAATCCTGTAATGAAGGGTGCAAAGTTTTTTATTCAGGGTGTTGATCTACCAAATATTTCTGGTACGACTGATTCGTACTACAAATACATGGTGCCATATCAAAAACGATTATCAAAACCAATCAGAAACATTTATACGTATTCGTTCGCGATTAATCCCATCAACGTTAACCCATCTGGAAGTCTCGATTTTGGAGAAATTCAGTCGGATAAGACAAATCTCGAGTTACAATTGGATCCGAGCATCGTCGAAAACTCGTACACGTTATACATCTATTACACAGGGTACCAAACATTCAACTTCGAAAACGGTTTCATGTCACTCGTTTACTAAACAGTGCATCCTTGTGCTTCGCGATATAGTCTATGATTCGGTTCTTGATACACCATTTGATGAAATTCAATTGCGCGATGGTCGTCTGGATTTCATGAGATGTACCTGGAATCGTATATGTAAACTTCTCGGATCTAGCAAAGGGATCGAATAGTTTCTTACTGTACCCATCGAGGCTTGACTTGTACGCACAATGGACGGTAAACAAACGACCGTTGGATGTCGTATACGATGTGTGATGTTTTTTCGCGTAATTGGTGATGAACCATTCGATGTTTCGAAGGGATATACCACTTGACTTATCGAGAATACTAATCAAGATGGTTTTATTCTTGTCGTCGGAATAAAAGTCGTTCACGGAAGATAGCAGAATTTCTGTTTTACTCATGTCTTCTATAATACAGAATTGAAATCTATAAGCCTCTTACTCTCTACATCGACAGACGCAACGGACGAAGTATCGTCCACCATCTCAATCGTGTGACGCCGAACCATCTGCGAGTGGTGATGCTTACAGAACCCATCATGTTTGGCAACCAGATTACATCTAGACATATTTTTCTTGAGTCCTCTACATGTGTTGTCATCATCCTGGGGTGCGTCACGAAGAAGAATCTTATACGGTATGCTATAATTCAGTGCTATGACACGAAGGTAATCACTATATGAGATGTGTATATTTCGAACCTTTTCGCTATACTCCAATCTTGCTTCTGAAATCTCTTCCTTCAGCTTCTTCAACGCCTGGCGGTGATCCTCCTTCATCTGCCGAAACTCATTTTGAAAGGTCGCCTTGATCGTCTGTGTTTCTTCCCTATGCTCATCATTCAACTTTTTCAACCCGTTCCTCTTATAGTCACAGAGCTGTTCGTGATACTCTTCTCTGATTCGTTTCTTTTCGGATGCGACTCGCTTCTTCACCTCCTCCTCAAACAGAGAGGCCAACTTTTCCATCTTAGTCTACCATCAATCGTAATTTTTAAATACCTCATCATAGGTCAACGTGTTGGAGCGAGCCACCTTGATGCGTTCGCGAAGTTCCGCAACCTTACCCGTCGTGTCGAGATTATACTTTCTGCACTCCTCGATCAGTTGATCCTTCTTCATACCACTCAGGGCCGGCTCTCTCTTCTTCGGAGGTGGTTTATGTTGGGCAATCAGGTCGCCAAAGATTTCACTCTTCGGATTCTCCACCAAGGGTTCCAGTAAATCACAGATCGGGTTCAGGAACTTGTTTGTGAAATAATGGTGATAATCCACCTCGATGTTGTTTTCTTCGGCGAACATCGGGTCTTCAGCCTTCTCGAACGCTTTCGCCTTCGGATCAGGCGTTTTCACGAGAATATACGGCACACGGTCACCGGATTGTGGTTCGGACCCGGGTTTTCGTTCACGCATCTTGTCCCTGACCTTCACATGGGGGAGGTTTGGATTTTTGTACGAATCACCCAGTTGCTGCGACAACACGAGCTTATCATTAGGAACGCCTCCTTCCAAGAGATTGATCGCCCGCTCGAGAGCCAATTGCTTCGCCGGTTCGGGATCACTACTGTCGAGCACCACGTCCAAGAGTTCTTTACACACCTCACGAACGAACACCGTGTTGTCGCGACGAACAACTTGTAGTCCCTTGATGTCGATGTAATCCATGTTCATGTCACCCTGTTTATTCTTCGTCCAGAGCTTCGCCGCGTAACGCTTCTTACTGTACAGAAAGTACGGACAGTACACCTTCTCGAGTTCGAGGTTGTTGGGCTTCTTGAAGAGAGCCGTACACTCTTCCGCCGCGCGCTCACCGAGTTCCCAACTGTACTCGATCGCTTCCATACCCTTTCTTTCACCGACGTCGAATTCAACCATGACTGAATCAGTATCCCCATATCTCACCTTCGCACCCGGGAAGTTCTTCTCCACGTACTCCTTCGTCTCTTCAATCATGCTACGCCCCTTGAACGTCGTCGTCGACGCGATCGGTACACAGGGAAGAATGCCTTTACCAGCTCCGGTGAATCCATAAATCGAGTTCATACTCACTTTGTACGCGAGCTGTTTACCATTGTACACCTCCTTCATGAACCCGGACGCAGCAGCCATGTCCTTCTTCGCCTGTTTCCTAAACTGTTTGAGCTCTTGGAGGATACTCGGGAGCAAACTCGGAACATCCTGTGCAAACTTGTACGTTCGTCCACTCAACTCGAACGTTTCGTACGTGATCCCGGGGACATTACCGTATCGGCGTTCATCCATGACGAACGTCGAATAACAGAGATTATGGGCCATCATAATCGATGGGTACAGACCCTCGAAATCAAGTGCCGTGATCGGCGTGTAGTACGCACCACCCTGTGCTTCCAAAACCGTCGCACCCTCGTAAGGTTCCGGTGGGATCGCTCCGTATCGAATAGTAGGAACCATGAAACCCAATTCTCGAGCCTTTTTCGTCAACTGACTAAACACCTTAATCTGCTGTCCACGCTCCACGAGGAATGAGATGGGAACCCACGTCGCTTTTGCCATCTCCAACAGATTCAGGAGTGTACATAAGCGTCTCATCAATCGATGGGGGAGTAGAGTATCCTTGATACAATACTCCGCGACTTCCCGGAGTTTGACGGGGTCGCCTTCGACGAAGCGGGCAAACATCTCCTTGGGTGCCATGTCGATCTTCTGGTCACCGAGATACAGTTTAGAGACGTTGTCCAGTTTGTAACTGTCGAGTTTGTAACCCTTCTTGACTTCATGAAACAAGTCGAAGATGAAACGCCCCGACATCGGGAGAAGTTTCAGCATGTTATCCCCGAGAGCACTCGAC